TGGGTTTGTGAACTGTCAGCAAAGTCTTCCAACTGTGGTTCTACATCACCATTCTTTAGTCTCATTGGACTAGAAATGTCTCTGTTGAACTGACTGACAATCACAGGACTATAACCATACATATCTCTAGCATATCTAAGCTCATCTGACATTTTATCTATCAGTTGCTTCTTAGTAGGATAGTCTTTTGTTGGTTTCAATAAACCTATATGATCAATAACAACAATAGTTAGTTCACTCTCATTATTAGGAATGTATCTTTTGTTATACTGATCTACATCTTCTATTACACCATTTTGTAATGCATGTTCTTTTAGATGTTTAGATATGCCTATTGGGTTATCTGGTCCATCAATGATTGTAATGACATCTTTCATGTTCTCTAAGTAATCTTCATACATCAAGAATAGATCGTGCTCATCACTCGTCATCTTCTCTGTCCAACCTAATAGCTTTGGCACAGGAATAATTACTCCTTGGTCTAGAAATATCTTTCTACTGACCCACTTGGCATACTTGTACGTTCTACTACGCTCCATTGAGCGATATATGATGCGTAACTTCAGTTCTGGAGGTTTGTTATCAATGTACCAATCAAATGGATTTAAAACATAAGCGTCATCAATGAAGCTAGTTTTACCTGATCCAGTGAGACCACCCACAAGTGTGTACATAGACTTCCTAATGCCAATGTATCTGTTCAATCTATCAAAGCCCATAGGTATACCATTGTTTCTACCATCTAGGCCAGCTTGAACTTCTCGTTTTAAATCTTCAAAACTCATATGTCCATTCCTTTAATTGGTTCGTCAGCCTCTTTAATTACCACACCCTGATTGATAAGCTCTATATAGTTTTGAAATGAGCGTTGATTCAAATAAGTAAGACTGCCTTGCATGTAACTTAATCTATTTGTACCTGTCTTGAAAGAATTCTCTTTCTTTTGCGTCACTTCATATTCTAATGCTGCTATGAGCTGATCAACTGTGTATTCTCCTTCAGCAAGGATAGCATCTAGTTTTAGTTGGCAGTCATCTTTGTAAACACGCAGTGTTCTACCACCTGAGAAGCTTTTACCTTTATGTGTAAAGATATCAGTTCCTGGATATGCAGCCCACCATCTCTCAAACTCAGCAAAGGTTTGTGTTTTCTTTACAATCTTACTAGTCTTAGCACGTGTGTTCATGAATTCCAATAGATTCCTACCAAGGACTGTAATCTTAAATTGCTCAGACACTAATCCTTTTCTACGCAATGTCTGACATAGCATATCTGTCTTTGCTCCTCCTTCAGCTAATGTCTTGATGTCAAATTCTTCATCTATCAGCTTGAGAAGAAATACCATGTCTAATGTATATCCATCTTTGAGTAGTTGCTCAAAATGGTAAGGGGTTACTTTGATGTTCATGTTCTCTGTTTAGTATTTTGTCTTTATCAATTACTACTATCTGAGCAGGCAGTTTTATTCTTCTAAACTCCTCTTCAAGTATCTGTTGTGTCTCTTGCAAATATACTAAATCTTTGAGAGATTCTCTCTCCCAATCTTCATTAATTTGTAGATTTTTCATCTTTTTTATATTGTGCGTTGTTCCAAAAGAATGGACATGCCACTGTAATAACACCTAGTGTTACATCATGTTCATCTAACATCATGTTCACTTTATATGGGGGATCTGAAAAATATGATTGTCCCAACTCATCAGGAATTGCTGTATATCTATGACAATTTAGTCTTAACATACAACTACCACCTTTACAACATGAAATATCTGGCATCTTATTTGTTTTTATGATTAATGTATATACGTAGTGTCTTATGTGTATCTTCTATCAAAGCTATCACTTTGGCATTCTTATCCCAATTGTAATACTTAACTACACCATCTTCTACAACTTCAATTTGTGTAACTAGTGTAGTGTTTAATATATTTTTACTAGGTAGAGGTAGTTTGTTTAGGGATATGTCCCTTGTACTCATTGGTCTGTGATAAGGATATTTTCCTGACATATGTTTAGTTTTAATTATTCTGCTGCATAACCAAAGAATATCCACTCACCATCTCTTTCTGTTGGTGATTTTTTGTATGTTATCTTAGCTACTAAGTTGTCACCTTTCTCTAAGAACTTCTTGATTACTATTGATGTAGTTACTTGATACTTTTCTGTATATTTACGAGCGTCTTTTACAGCATCCCCTTTTGTATCCCATGAACCAATAACATGATCACCACGTTGAACAACATATTTAAGTACCCACTTCTTCGTACCTGGTGTAACTATGTGCTCCACTTGAGATTGAGTCTTGTTCTTATTACCTACAGGTTGTACAACACATATAGCTGAACAATCACGTTTGTTCATAGCATGACTATCAAATCTGTCACGTATGTAAGCAGATACATCATTAAACTTACTTTTCTTATATGCTTCTGTTTCATCTCTAAATCCATGGGTAGTACTAATTGTACCATTGTAGCCATCTTGATGACCATACTCAAGTTCAGCTTCTTCACAAGCTCTGTTATATGCTTCTTCTGCTGTTTTACCACCATATCTTGCTTTAAATTGACATGCTCCCATAATTATTTATTTTATCTGCCATTCCAGGCAGGTGATGTAAATGAAATTCCTCCTTCTGTTCTATGATTGTTATTAATCTGATTGTCAGATGGTTCATCGTCTTCTTCATCTTCCCAATCGCAATGATCCCTACATTCAGGACAAATGTCTATCTCAGGCATACGAGAGTATGCCCCACAACATGTTGAATAAGCCATAAATTTTAGTTTTATTTTACTTCAATGTGATTCCTACCATCATTCCAATAACTTATGTCACCATACCATACAAAGATTTCTTCGTCTGGTTGTATGAGCTTTGTAGCAACAAACTCAAATGTGTTGCGTTCTATGTTGGATCTCCAAGCAGCGTTGGCTGTGTCTGAATGATTATAGAATGAACCAAACCCACCAGCTACCACTTGTTTCTCCCATCCTGATCCACCACCCTGTGGCCAATTGAATCTGTAATCTATGACACAAGGAGAAACTTCTCCATTCTTCATACCTACATCAAAAAAGGGACACTCTTCTATGATGTCCCCTTCAAATATTACCTTGTCTGCAAATACTCCCCAGCCATGTATGCTGCTTGGAGCCATGTAGACTTTTGTTGATTGATAGATACGCATAATTAATCTTTTATTCTCAAACCAAACTGTAAGTCAAACCATTGAAAGTTTGCCTCAGCTCTTGATTTGTTTATTTTAAATACTTTCTTCATTAATGGAATAGCGTAAGCTTTAAACTGATCATGTTGTTCTTGTGTCATAGTCCATTTGCTATACCATTCTTTAGTCATAAATGCTTCTTGTGTAGACTTACCAATCATTCCTAATTGATAGTCTACTAAATGATCACCTATGTTCTCTCTATTTATCTTTGCCATGCTTTTTGATTTCTTCAATTACTTCATCCCAGTATTGTGGATCATTATCTAGTCCAGAACCCATCCACATATCTTTGGCTTTTGTATCCATTATTTCATGTGCTGTTAGCGATGCACAGTCTGCTGCTTTATATATATCTCCAACTATGGATAAATGATTGAGTACGAGATATGCTGCTTTTACTTTTGCTTCCATTGTGTGTCTCATTAGAATAAACTCATTTGATTAGGATTAACAATAACTTTACGTTTCTTACCTTCTAGTTGTATCTTGTGTATTATGCGTTCAGCACGCTCAATATAATATGCATGATTGATGTTGTCCAGAGGATGATCTGATGTTAGATGATTACATACATGCATCACCCAATCACCTGCTTCCACTTGTGATACATCAACAGCTGTGCTATCTGAATTCTCGTTCTTCACCTTCAGTAGCTTCTCTCCTGTATTAGATACATAATATCTAATCAGCTTGTTATAGACTGTCTTCGTCTCTTTGCTGTGACCTTCGTAATGAAAGTCTTTACTAGCTTTCTGTCTGAGACAAAAGTCATATATATTTGTATGATTGCGAATGGTATCAGCCACAGGCACGTCATTAACAAAAAAATGCTCAAGTGCAATAGGGACAACCCTAGCACTCTTATTTTTGTGTAGTTCAAAGTCTGTAAGGAAGTCACCCTTCTTTTTGATTTCGCCATCTGTTTTGATTGCTAGATAGTCATTTACTGTCGAGAATATAATCTTAGCATAGTCTGTACGTTCTAACTCATAACTGGTTAGATCCATCCACCACTTGTTAATCTCATGCATCTTCTCAACTTTGTCTTTGTGCACCTTGATTGTCACACCATCTGTATTTGCAGATATAATGTTTATACCAGCTAATTCATATGCTTCGATGAGCATCAGAAGACTTAGTTCTCCTGTGATGGTTGTGAACATTGTGAGCTGTCTGTCATAGATCCAAGACTGCATGTCAGAAGACTTACCATAAACTGAATTGACTGCGAGTTTGAGTGCTCCAACAATACCTTTAATCTTTTTATCCTTTTTAGCAAGAGGCTTGAGCTCCAATCTTTTATCAAACATGGTTTTGTATCCTCTAAGGAACTCAGGGCCCAAATGATGAGGATATTTACCATTATTAATAATGATAGCAGGGTAATAACTGGATACATCCCAATCCACAATAATATAATCAGCATCAGCTTCAAATATCTTAGGCTTGTTCTCTGTATGTAAGCCACCCTTTGCAAAAGTGTATATGTTGTCATAAAACTCTAATGATTCTTTAAATTCATCTTTGATAGTTAGTTTCTCTTTGCTAATTGCTTTTAAGAACTGTTGTAGTTTTGGTGTCTGGAATGTAATGTAATCAGCAATACAATGTCTCACCTTTACTTCAGTTCTAAACAAGCCTTTCTTTGGTAAATCAGAATATAATATGTTCTTTTCTTGACAATAGAACTTCTTAATCATCTCATCACCAATCTTACTATCAGAATAGTTTAAACATGGTATGCCAAACTCTTCTTCAATATCTTGTCTGAGCTCTATCTGATTATTGCCCTTATACAATGGATGCTCAGTTTGACCTATTGTTACCTTGTAGAACTCATAGGTAGCCATAACATCATTCTTACAATAGTCTTTAGTCAGTTGAATCTCTTCATCTGTCATGTTAATCTTTGTATGATGTATAGGCATCTCTTCAATGTTCTCTAGATCCATCTCAAACTCTAGTCGTTTCAGTGAGACCATTCTATTCTTGTTATCATAGTGGTTCACTCTGAATACATCTATCTGCTTAAGTGTAAGCCATTCTTCTCTGTACTCAGGAAATACATCATAGTTAGCATCATGGATAATATCAGCAGCCTTTTGTGCTATCTTAGCAGCTGTCTCAAGAGCTGTGAGCTCATGCCAGTTTTCATAGTTACGCAAGATCCACTCAATCACTTGAGAGTCAAAGCGTAAGTTATTATAACCAACCCAATAGTATTCAGGATGTTGTTCAATAAATCTCATATACCCATCTAGTTGGTTCTTATCCTTACTCACTTCAAACTCTGTATAAGTTTTGCTCCCAGGATTATATATGCCAATGAGGAATAACTCCTGCATTGTCTCAATATCATAGATGAGTATATTCATAATTGTTTATTTTTGTTAGTCCATCCATTTGCCATGTGTTCTTAAATGCCAAAATCTATGGCTTAACACTGCAACTATTATACCCCAAAATGTATCAGCTTCATATGAGCCTTCTTTAACTATTAGTTTCATATTATCTTTTATATGTTTTAATGTATTCTTTAATACACCATTTAATCATGTCCCATAGATAATATCTTTGTTTTGATTTAGAAAGCTTGTGTAAGCTTTCATAATAACTAAAATATTCATTCATAATTAGAAGTTTATTTCTCTTTTACTGATTTCTTAGCTGTTTTCACAGACTTTTTACTCTTATTAGAAATATAGTTCTCTTTACTATCTAATAATGTAAGAAACGCTGCACTAATAACATCATATAAATATTTATCTTCAAGCATAGCTGATGCAAATGATGCAGCTAATATTGTTTTATCACCATCGTCATCATATAATGTATGTACAGTGCCATCACCTATAGACATAAAGAAATGAGCTTTGAGCTTTGCTATTTGTGCTTTACTTTTTGCCATATTTATCTTTTAAACGTTGATAAACATAAGTTACCATATATGCCCAGCATATCACTGCTAAGACTATTTGAATGTAGAATAAAATCATAAATTTATATTATATCTTTCTAATGAGATGTTCTTACAGAATCTAATCTCTTTGTTTGTTAATGTCCATATTTGTCCATCATCCATAGCACATGTAAATAAAAGGTTATGCTCCTGGCTATAATCTATAACCAAAAAAGCATAACCTTCCATTTTATCAGATACCCTTACTATTGGTATCATTGGATTTAATTGCAGAATCATCATCTTTATTTGTATTATCGTCTATAAATGGGGCATTTATCCATTCAACTATGATCCATACCCAAACAAGTAATACAAAGATAATAAAATAAATCATGTCAATAGTTTTTAAATCTAATAAGTTTATACTCATCAGAGCTGATATACATATATCTGCGTCCTTTGATGTGTAATCTCTTAGATGGTTTATAATTTGCTTTCACAGCAAATATACTATCTATTAGTTTAGAACAAGAATTAATTGTTCTTCTATAAGAAGAATCTTGTTGGTCTGGTTCGTACACTGTAATTGTATGTGTGCAATGTGGTTTTGCACTAAAGATTAGGCTGTAAGACATGTGTGT